TTGATAGTGAAAAAGGAGAAACAAACATGAAAGAAATCAAATCTGAACAAGAATTCAAAGACATCATCGCAAGCGAGGAGCCAGTAGTTGTTAAGTTCTTTACTACATGGTGCCCAGATTGTGTTCGAGTGAAGTAGTACGTTTTATGTATGATTATGCAACGTTAATAAGCGTTAATATATAAGGGTTTAGAGGACATATCAGCGACCATTTCCCTCTCACCATTATTAAGAAGTATTCGTTTAGTTTGCATTTTCGTTTGCAATTCGGTTTGCAAACTTGTTAGCAATTTTTTAAATTTCTTCTATTAAATAAACCTTCACAAATACATCATACTTAGCTGCCAACTCTTCCAGTTTCTTTTCTCTGTATTTGGTCACTGTAAAGAAGTGAATCACTGGCATTTTCCCGTTATGCTTCTGTTTATAAATTTGCGTAAGTTCTTCATATTTTTTCAACTTCTCTTCATTCACTTTCATTTTCTGCGAGCGATCCACTTCAACCGCATGAAGTATATTTTCTTCATCCCGAAACTTCACATCAGGAATAATCCTTTTCTTTTCACCATTTTTTCTATATTTTATTTCTGTTTCTATTTGCCAGTCATCAGGACAATATAATTGTAACCAGGCTTCATTCCGTAATAGTGCATGATCTAGTTTTCCTCTCGATACAACCTTACCATCATCACCAAACAAAGCATGCCCTTCTTTATTGAGATAATACACGTACTCTTTCCCTTGCATTGTTTTACTTAAATACGGTTTCAAATCGCCCATGATTCTGTTTGCATTTCGAATACCACCCATATTATGCACGCTCATAACATGTCGTCTTGTTGCAAACTGCAACTTCCTAATCGTCGCAAGTATCGCCATCTGACGGTTGATCTTCATGTGACTCTGGATGTTCATGTTTTTCCACCTCATATTCTTTTAGATGCTTCCACATCATCTCATCGCTAATATAAGGAACCTGAATTTCAGTGAGTCGGTCTGTTTTGAAAATCGCACGCCCTGGAATACTTTGTATCGATTCTAATCCTGGTTCATCAATAACTACTTCGGATGCAGTTTGAGTTGGTAAACGAAAACCTAATTTGGCATCTGCATTTTGTTTCACTTGGCGTGGTAATGTATCACCTGTTGGATACTGTGTACAAAAGATGAGTCTAAAACCAAGCGCTCCACCTATACGTGCAATATGAGAGAGTCGTTGTTGGCATAACCCTAATAATTTTTTCTGCTTTTCCTTCATGCTTCTATCAGGACATAATTCAGCCCCTTCATCTACGATTACAAAAAAACGTTCTTTTTCATTTGTTTCCACGACATTTGTGTATCTATTTTCTTTCATGTATTTCAATTTCTCTTCCATCTTCTTTAAAATGTTTTCCAATACAACAAATGCTTGCACAGGTGTTTCGGCTACCTGTTCTACTTGCTGCAGGTTTTTATATGGGCCAAACTCTAACCCTCCTTTTAAATCGATAATATATAAATGAGTATGATTCGGTTGTGCTGTAATAAGAGAAGTGACAACATTTTTCAAGAAGACTGTTTTCCCCATTCTTGTTAATCCACCTAATGTCATATGTGGCGTTTTATCGAAATCGTGATAAATAAGTGTTTCTAAGCTCTGGCCGATTGGAACACGCCATTTCCCTTTCTTCACTAACCTTGTTGACCAATTCCACTTCTTCGGTATCTCTCTGTGGAATACGCGAATGTTCAATTTATAATTATCGTACTGAATACGCACTGGTTTATTTAATCCTTCAGAAACAACATCCTCAACCTTCTGTATGATTTTACTCGGCATGCCAAGCGGTAAGGTATATACATAAGTCGTACTACGATCATCATCAATTTGTTTTTGGAACTTTGGATATTGCAATTTCTCTTCATTATTTCTTTTGATCGCAATACCAGCTACCTCAAAAAACACCTGTATCTTTCGCTTATCATCATTTTTACTTTTGAACTTATCACCGAATAATGCCACTGTTAAACCTGCAGCTGGAACGAGTAATAATTCAATCATTTTCTCCACTCCTCATATACCCTGTATAAGGGTATATATCCCTTATTTTTGGAAGGCTCCCGTACATGTTCTATATCAACGACCAGTAAATGTCCTACAGTTCCATGTCGGTATTCCCCTATAGAAACGCGAAAAGCACATAACGTAGAAGATACAAGAACGAGCCTGTGAGCGTTGTGTACATGGTCATACGTGGAAGCCAACGTGGAACACTCTGCCCCATTTTTTCTGCAACCTTCATCGTAATCACTGACAAGCCTGTTGCTGTCCATATCACGACCGCTTCTCCTACGATTGTCATTTGAATCCCTCTTTTCGAATGAGTTGTAATCCCTTAGATGTCATAACTGGTTGATACTCATTTATGACATCTCCCCAATCAAGCACTTCATCCTCATCTTCATATAAATCATCCATTATATCGTTTGATAAACGGTAATAGCCTTTGTACTCACGATTATCAAAAACCTCATGTCTTTCCATGTGGTCCACAATTGCGTTTGTTTCTTTTTTACCATTCGAATCCTTATACATCCCTCTTAATTCTTTTGATGGATACAGGTAAGGCGTTTCATTCAAGTGTGAATATTGCCAACGCATGCGCGCCCTCTCCCTTCTTGATGTCCTTTATTCCACTTGGTATTCCTCGTGGTCTTGATATAGGTATATGTCGTAGAAATCAATTTTTGTTTGTACACTTAAATTTTTTTCTTTTGGTTTATTTATTTACAGGAGGACAAGAACGATATGGGGAGAATTCATAAAAAAAGGCAGGTGGATTAAGTATGAAGTTTAAATGTAGATTAAAAGTAATCTTTGCGGAACAAGAAATTAAACAAGGAAATTTCGCTAAAGAAATTGGTTTAAGTGAATCCGCATTAAGTAGCCTTGTAACAAATCGTACACTTCCAAGCTTTACAAATGCATATATCATTGCAAAAGCTCTAAATATGCATGTAGAAGACATTTGGGTTGAGGAAGAAATAGAATAATCACCATTGGGGCATAATCATCCTGAGGTGAATTGCATGATTTGGGCAATTTTATTACTTGTAGGTATTTTCCTAATCGGAGCAATAATGAAGGTACCAGAAGTATCCCGTGAGGAAATTCATATCAATCGTGAAAACATGAATACAACACGAGAATATTTAAAAGAAATGGATTCAAGAAAATTTGAATTTTTAGTTGCTGATGTATTCCAAAGTCTTGGCTACAATGCTAAAGTGACTCCTGGATCTAATGATGGAGGAAAAGATATTATTCTCCGTAAAGGAAGAGAAACTAAGTTTGTGGAAGTTAAAAGACATAACCAGGGTACAATTGGAAGACCTGCTATTCAGAAGCTTCACAGTGCCATTGTGGATGCTGATGCTGTTGGAGGGTATTTCGTTACATTGAGTAATTTCAACAAAAACGCAAGGCAATATGCTGCGAATAAAAATATTGAGTTAATCGATGGCGATTCTCTTATTAACATGATGAAGTCATAAACATTTAAAGCTAATTCTATAATAGGATTAGCTTATTTTTTCGTTTGGTTAATTTTTGAATTTTCACAATAATAATGCCAACAATCTGATATACTTGTGTTAAAAAACAAAAGGAGATAAAAAATGGAGACTCGAACAACCGCTGACGGCAATACTTTCATCATTGAAATAACTCGTCAGAATTCTTCTAGCAAAAGTAAAATAGGTCGATTCTTTTCTTTGTTAATTGGGATTACATGCTTGTTCTTTTCATCAATTTTATTTCTTACTATCATAGGAATATTTTTCGCAATTCCTTTATTCGGTATAGGATTGGGCTTTTTATACGTAGCGTTTGATAAACAAGAAGTAGTTTGCCCGAACTGTGGAGCTAAAAGAAGAATTGCGAAAATAGGTACTTTCTTCGACTGTGGCACATGTAAAAAACGTACTTTAGTTGAGTGGGATAAATAAAAAAACCGTCTCAATAAGAGTCGGCCTTTTTTATAACTTTATAAAGTTGATTCGTTTATAGCATTTAAACTATTTACCTTTTTTTCAAATTCCTTAATGTCTTTTATTAAATACTCTAATAAAACTAATCTAGGTGTTTTTGTTCGTGAATTTATTTCATCATTTAATCTACTCTTTATTATTATTAAATTAGGTAAGTCCTTTTGTAAGTTGCTATAGAAATTATCATCTACTAATTGAATTCTCTGTTTTATTAAACTCCTTAAAGTTTTAATATCTTCTCCTGAAAAATTAATTATACTTTCATACAATTCTTCAGGATTGAAATATACAAAAAATGGGTTATGTATATATTGTTCTCTCATCTTTATGTAAAATTTATAGGAATCATTTCGCATTAATTCCCATAACTTCGGTGCATTTTCTTTCTCTTTTTCCAATTTCAAAGCATTATTTATTTCAATTATCTTATTTTTAAAATCATTGAGATGTTCGTTATTAAGATCCTCTTCCATATAGAACATGGAATTAGTATATTCAGTATACTCTCCTTTTTCTCTGGATTTATCCAAACCATCCATAAATTCCCGTTTTATATCTGTGATATTTTTGGTCACCATTTTATTTTCCACAAAGAATTCATACATTCGGTACGCTCTGAAATACCAGGTAAAATGTAATTCTCCATTTTTTAACTTATTATATGTAGATTGTTCAACTACCTCAAAGTCAGCGTCAGATAACTCCCAAAATCCCTCTCGAATAAACGCTATGTGCGGATCTGTATTTTTTATTCCATCTAACTCTAATTGGAAACTATCCATCTCTTCTTTAAATAATTGTTTATTAAATATTCCTTTTCTTATTAGTACTTCAGCAAATTTCAAAAATTGTCTTTTATATAATGTACCTTGGCCATTGTAATATTTTTTTTGAAATTCTCCTAGGAAACGCTTCGCTTTTCCACCCATTATACTAGATAAACTTATCCCTGTTATAAAATCATCATGCGAATTAATTCTCTCTAGTTCTTCATTACGTGGTATATTAGCTTTTATTTCAAATGAAGCTGCCAAGACAAATTTTAGTATTGATTGAAGCATTATCTCTAATTCATAACCACATTCTATACAATAATGATAAATTAATTCAAAGTCTTCTAGTCCTTGTGTTAGGATTCTAATATTTTTCATTTCACTTTCTTTAAAGGTTGTTTCGACTATCTCCATGTTGTGTTCTAAAAATCTTTGTAATCCTATATCCGAAGTGTGATTAATTATATCTTCAATTAAACTTCTCTCATCTAATTGTATTGTTAAAGTTTTTCCAATGAGTTTTTCCTTTATTCTTTTATACTCATTTTGTTTATGAAATAAATCATTTAATTTATTTTTGATTAAATCACTTTCTAATATTTTCTCCCCTTGTGTTTTTATATCCATATGATTACCATCTTCTGTTTTTTTTAAGTAAAAATATGTAGTCAACATTTTAAGCTCACGATTTTTATCATTTAATTTATCGGCTATTTCATCTTCATTCCCAATAATTATAACCTTTATTCCATCATGTTCTACAAAGTTATTTATATAACCTAATACTTCATCAATACTCATATTTACTCTTTCTAAATCATCAAAACATAAAACTGTATCAGAGTAATTAAAAAAATCCTTATAATTTATATTACTAAGTTCCTCACTCAAACCTGTAATATCAAATTTTTTCACCACACCAAAAACGGCTTTTCCTATTTCAGTAATTCCTCCTCCTACTTTGCTATCAGAAATCTTTTCAACGAATTCTGACTTGCCCAATACAATTTTTTTATCAATTTCTTCTGTACTACTTACACCATATAACGATACATAAATTATTTTTTTCCCCCTATCTTTAATCTCCTTTTTCAAAACATTCTTCCAAAAGTATGTTTTCCCACTCCCCCATTTGCCATTTAATAAAATGGCATAACTTGTTTTACCACTTTCTATATAATTTAATATACTATTAATCGTATACTGCATTGATTCATCTAATGATGTTTGCATTTAACACTCCCCCTAATTTGTTAATAAATATATTTTATATTCTATTAACATTATATCAATAATTTTAAAGATAAAATTATATTTGTTCTCCGTTGTTGGGCTATACTTTATAGTTTTGGGGTGCACTTCAAAATGGGATGTTTTTTTCTATTTATCCCTTAAACAACCATACTCTATTGTCCAAGCCCCCCTCCTACTCTTCGCATAACATGTACTAAAAAGGAGGTACGTACTTAATATGTCAAACTATTATTACGACCGTTCACATAAATGCTATCGTAAGAAGCGTAAAAAGTGTGAATGCGATTGTCATTGTGAACCTCGCTATCAAACGTTAACATCAGGTCCTTTATTCCGTAATGCTGACACTGATTTCATTCAAGTTTCTACACTTAATCAAACAGACGAAACGCAAACTGTAACTATAGCGGTACAAAATTACCAAGATACTTGTGATGGTGATGTTTATCCTTCTTATGGATATCTTTGTGGGGAGTTAATTAACGAAGATAACGGAGGTTCAGACGATACTGTAAAAAACGGTGGATGTATCTATTGTGAGCCTGAAGGAGTAACCCCATTTATTGGTCCAGTTACATTTACGATTCCCCCTCGGCAACTGTTTAGCGTGAGGGTGTTTATCCCAGCTGACCCACATGCACCGGTAGACCCTGTTTACGTAGTTCGGGTGACACTCCCGGTAGACTCGGTTATACCAACTGATCCGACTCAACCGCAAGACCCTGTTCGTCCAGTTACAGTAAACACATGGGGCATTAACTTTTCCGGTGTGATTCAACAAGGGAATACGGTGTTGAATGAGCAGTTTACGCCAGGTGAACCGATTATTCCAGGCGATCCCGCTTAATACGAAATAAATAAAAAAGGCCGTCAAATGACGGCTCTTATTGTTATTTCACATAAATATTATTATACTAATCTAAAATTTCCATGTTTACATTTTTTTCTTTTTATCTCATAATTTTAATTGGGAAAGGGAGGAAAAAAATGGTTCAAATCAAAGTAACACCTGAAATGCTAGAAGAAGTGGCTAATCGTGCAAATAATACCAGAATCGCATTAGAATCTATACATAATAATTTATGTAATGAAATAGATCATTTGTGTTTTCAATGGATTGGTGCCTCTAATCAACAATTCGTTCAAATGTTCAATGATGCGAGACCAAAAGCTTTTACATCTATCAATTCGATTATAAAAGTGGAAGAAGATTTGAAACGAATTGCCGAAAAATTCCGCAACACAGATAATCAAGATGTTACAATGGAAGAAGGTGCAATGTGTGGTAAACCTTCCTCTGAAGAAAAAGGTTTTGATGGCGGTAAACTAGCTCGAGATATAGCTGGTGAAATAAGTGGTGAGTATGATATTAAAAGAGCGTGGGATGGTGTTGATCCATCTACTGGTGAAAAACTATCAACCTGGGATAGAATCTTTGCGGGTGGAATGGCAGTAGCTGGTCTTACACCAGTCGGGAAACTTGCTAAAGTGGGAAAAGGCGTTAAGATGACGCATGCTGCAATAGAAAGTAAAAACCTTTTACGAGGAGAAGATTACTTAAAAGCAGCAACAAGACCAAATGGTATCGGTAAACCACATATTGGTGAGAACGGAAACCTAATCCCAGCAAATAAAGAAGGGATGTATAAAGGCCGACAAGTAACTGTAACTGAACATATCTTAGGTGGATATCGCAGAGGAGCAAAACATAATAGTCCTTATACTAGTTTCTCGATAAAACCTGAGGTTGCAAGTAATTATGGTAAAAATATTATTGATATTGATTTACCTGCTCTAAGAAAGGGGATTAGGGACGGTGAAGTAAAAGATGTTGCTATTTTAAGCCCTAAGCAAATAGAGCGTTTAATAAAGCAAGATTCCGCCACTACAGATCACTGGAAAAATCTCGCTTTAAATTGGACTAAAAGAGATACTGAATACCTTATTAGAGGAGAAATTCCTAGTAAATATTTTAACATTAAGAAATGAGAGGGATATTCGCTATGAAACTATACTTTAAAGATATACATTTAGGAGACATTTCAAATGTAAATGGTGATGGTTTTTGGATGTATGGAAATATTAATTTCACTAATAACATTTCTGATTTCAAAGAGTTTCTTAACAAAATGGTAGATGAAAATAATCCGCCTTTAGATGATGTAAATCCAATCCTATTGGATGAAAACAATTGGTTTGTATCTAAAAATAATCAATTAGAGGGAATTGGAATACCTGCCGTCTACTTTGATTCAAATGAAATAGAATGGCGTTGGAGATAAATAAAAAGGTTCTCAGTTAAGAGAACCTTTTTCACTTCACATATACATAGGTTTCATTTGCTATTACATAGTAAATCTCACTTAACTTCATACCACCCAAGAGTATGAAAGGATTGATTATTAATGAATATTCTAGAAAAATTAAACGATTCCTTCACTTTAGAAGCTCAGGAATCACCAGCGAGTAAAGAGGCCATTCAAGAATTACAAAAGTTCTCATCAATAGATGTACCATTAGATTATTTAGAAGTAATCCAAAATTGTACAAACGCAGAGATTAATGTACAAAATGAACTTTACATACGTATTTGGGGCCCTACTGATTGCATAGAGATGAATGAAGCACATGATATTCAAAAATATATACCAAATTCACTGGCAATCGGTGATGATGAAGGCGGAAAAGCATTATTATATGTAGATGGAAAAGAAGGATTCGGATTATATACAGTGGATTTTGGAGATTTAGATATTGAAGAAGCAATTAAAATAGCTCCTTCATTAAAAGCATTGTTAATAGATGGTGTCGGAGTAGAGGAATTGTTGTCATAGTTAATAAAATAACAGCCGAATCATTTATATCGAGTCGGCTGTTATTTTTGATTAAGCTATCCTTTTGTTTTATTTCAAATACTCATACCACCAATCTCTACAATCAAGATAATCCTTCATCGCATTTAATTGAGCATCTGAAGTTGGATCAGAAATAAAATATGCTAATCCATCAGGTTGTAAAATGAACTTAGCTGTCATTTTTAACGATGTCAATGCTCCCATAACATCTTCAATGTACTCTCTTGAAAAAGCTCCTGATTTAATGATATTTTGTTTAGGCACCTCTGCTTGTACTTGCTCCGCTGCTTCAGTAAACCAAGACAATGACTTGCTCCCTATAAGCGAATTCAAGTCACACTTACCGATACCAGGTACATTTCCTGTTTCTGTGTATTGCCAAATGTCGCAAGGATAAGCTGGTTTATTACCGCCATAACGCGGAATCCATACAAAATCACTTTTTACGTTCGCCATACCAAAAGGTGCATACATATGATGGCCAACATATAAACCAACTTTCTTAGCACCTAGTCGGCGTAATTCATTGATAAACGCTTGTGTACCAGTTCTCATATCATCCATTGTTTTCACTTCTACATCAGCCACCCAAACTGTAGCACTCTTATCACCGCGATTCCAAAAATCTTGCGCTTCCTTCTTCGCATCAGTAACAGAAACAAAGCGGCAAAATGCATAGTTACCAAAAGGAATATTATACTGCTTCATCGCTTGTACATATCCTTTATATAATGGATCTACATAGTTTGAGCCATCTTGCACACGGGCAATTACAAAATCCAAATACTGTTTTGCGACTGGCCAGTTAATATTACCGTTCCATTTTGAGATATCTACGATTTGTCCCATTATTGATCAGCTCCTTTTTTATCTTGATCCGCAAACCATTTACCAGCAGCAGGATTAGAAACTACACCAGCAGCAATCAAAATAAATAAGATTACATCAACATACTCCTGATAACGCCCTAAATTAAAATTAGGGACGGTATCCATAAGGACCATCCCTAATAATGCAAACAACGCTACCCACAAACCGCGATTTTTAAATTTTTCTTTCATATCAATCATTCTCCTTTTCTAAAGTATCCATTCTTTTATGTGCTTGTTTCGTACTTTCTTCTACTCTGGTAATACGTTCACCAAATGAAACCATCTGCCTCTCACTTGCTTTTTGATCTATACGAATATCGTCAACACCTTTGCTGATATACTCTAATTTCGCTTTCATTTCTGCTCCTTGTTGCCCATCAGATTTTATTTCTCTTGAGCGATTTAAAGCGTAAGAAAGGTATCCGATAACTAGTGAAACAGCTGCAATAAGTAAACCGATTTCAATTGTCATATATTAACTCCTTTCCAAAATAAAAAGCCCACATTATAGCTTTGTTGGCTTTAGCGCGCCTGTGCTATCGATACTTATTCTCCAAAAAGAACCATCCTCAGCTTGCAGGACAGGTCCTTTTGTTTTATCACCGAATCGCAAATCTCCATATACGGTATTATCTGATTCTGTATTTACAAATACTTTTGGGTAATCATCGCCAGTCGTGGCGAAAATTCGATTCACCCGGACAAGCGTGTTTTCGTTATTAGAAAGGGAAATGGTAAAGCGTAGTTTATATGTGTTTGCGGATCTTGCTGCGACATGAATTACATCAGATTTATTACTGTTAATATTGGAATGTTGAACGTATGCACCATTTAAGCTTGTAACACGCTCAATTTTGATATTTTGCGGTGTTTCATTCCAACCAAACTCAATACCGACAGATTCCAGGAATTGTAGTGGTTTATCACCAAAATCTATTTCGATAATAGCTGGTGCTGCGATTGTAGGGTTTGTCCACCGACAGAACTGCTCTCTTCTCATACTAAACATGGCCCAAATGTTTCCTGCTGATTTTGGAGCACCTGGCAGGGTTACTTTGTAACGTTTATCTGCAAGTAATAGGACATCGTCTTGATCTCCAACCATGATTTTTTTATTTGGTAATGTTGGTGGAAACGAAACCTCAGGTGCTTCGCGTAGGTAATCTGTATAAGGAAGGTACGCTTTTCCGCCGAGTTTTGTACTCGTCATCATCACTCGGCTGATACCAATTTGTTTATTAGCTAGGTTACTCCCCCAACATTTAATCCTAATTTTTGTACATTTATCAACCATTGCCCAAGGAGCAGATACAGCAATTGCCTGGCTTCTATTGTTTTTAGTCCAATGTACACCAATCCATTTTTGGCTAAGTTCATCGTACATTTCCATTTCAAATCCTTGCGGTTGACTTCCCCATGAACTCATAACAGTAAGAAACGCTGCATATAAAATCGGATCAGAAAACGTATTAATTTCAAGTACAATTGGATTTTCGTATGTTGCATCCTTCGCATCAAAAGTAATCCCTGCTTCTGTATCAAATGTGAATATATCCGTTAATTCACCATCTACTATCGGATGAGTTGAAACTTTTGTAACGGTATATCCTCGCTTATGGCCATTCACCAAGTAGTCATCTTGGTTCCCAATAAAATTCGGTGCATACGGTAAACTAATCGGTAATGCATTAATTCTTTTATCCGATACGTAGTTGTTTGGACTTGGAAGTTGATTAAGATACCCCTTATCTATCCAAGCTTCTGTTATTTCTTGTGCCATCGGACTTTTAATCTCGTTAAATCGAGAAGACTCTGTAAACTCATAGGCAGCTTCTGTGGGCTTTAACTTATGAATATCCCATCCGAAAATGTCAAAACGATTCGTACCACCCTCGCAATAAATGAGTCTCTTTGTTCCTTGCTCCGCTTGGAATTGTACTTGATCGAAAATATTCCCACCGACATCACGCGGAACCTTACTGTCTCCCTCAAGGTATAATCCATATTCTACGTTCATTATTGTAACCTGGTGGAAGAAGTTCGCATTTACCCACGCCATATCAGCTTCTTTTGTGATACTCTTGTCTACTCGTAAATGGATGCCCTTCTGCATGTTTGTAATCGTAATATTGTTGCATTTTACGTTATCGATGTAGGACATTGGTGTTGTGGCTTCCATGAGAATCCCTGTGCCTGTCCATCCGCTCGTTGCATGTTTACCACGGATATTAATGTCCTTCAGCATATGCGTTTGTTCATAGAACTGAAAAATATCAGATGCGTTTAAATAAATACCCGCCTTAGTAAATGGAACCCTCATATCCCTTAAATCAATGGTTGCACCTTCTACATAAGCTTCCGGTTTCATTTGAATGACATTTATATCAGCCAATGGCTTTAACACGGCATTAGGCGCAAAAATCATTCTTACTCTCGGCGGAACAACAATTGTCTTCAGAATCCCATATACACCATCTGGAATAAAAATTGTTTTCACTTGAGAAGTTTTTGCTTTTTCTAACATTACATCAAAAGCAGGACTGTCATTGGAACCATTTGCTTTTGCGCCAGTAGGGTATATTTGATACAAAAAACCACCTCATTTTTGAGTAAAATAAAAAAGCCCACTATTGTGCGCTTAACTCTTTTCACTGATACGACCCATACGTTTCGCTTTGTCCTCGTAATGATCCATATACAGTAGGTGCTATATATCGCATATCGTATACAAGTACAAGTTTATTTGTTGCTACTTCAAAAGATTTATATAGTCCACCTGCACCATTTTCTTCTCTGGTATGATAGTATTTACCATCCCAAGATACTATTTTTGTTAAATCATAAGATGGTGTTGTTTCGGCAATCAACTTCATGTTCTTATCGAACTCTAAAAGAGTATTATTACCTAATCCTCTGTAATTTCTGCGGAAGAATGTTTTATCTTTTTCTATTCTGAGCAAATAAATTGTATCCCTTGAATCACTTGTTAATGGTGTCGTATACGTTGTTACTAGCGTTTTACTAGTGTAATCAATGACTAACCTTGTATACGTTTGATTCTGCTTACCTATTAGCAAGTCGCCATTTGAATAAAAACCTGCACTCTTAAAACTATCCTTAATGTTATTTGTACTGATTTCAAATAACAACTCTAAATTTTTATTATAGAATTTAAATCCCGTTTCATATTGAAGCGCAATGATACCCTTTCTTTGATGAGCTTCCATATAACCTTTGTTGTTATTTTTCACATTTACAACGTCAGTAATGGATTTTTTGTATTTTCCTTTTTTATCGTACAAAGTCATTGTGTCAGTTGGATAGTTCATGACTACAATATCTCCATTTGGAAATGTTGAGAAATCGCAGTTTCCATATAAGGCAGGACTCGTATTTGGTATAAGTGTCGATTCTTGGATTACAGCTACTTTAGTGAAATTTTTCATATCTATAAGATGTAATTTCAAAAAATTCCTACTTGGTTCATATTCTTCAAAAACACCCAGATTCACAAATGGTGCAACAGACATACTAAGAGATTGTGGAATTAATGTCTTTCCCCCACTGTATACTAACTGCAGATTCTTATCGTATATTCTGTGATCAGGGTAAATAAATTGTAAGTCCCACATTCTCTCCTTATTACCAATCCCATGTGGGAATAAATTCTCTGATACTTGTTTATGTGCAAAATGTAAATTTAAATAAGGCACTACTGCAGCACCTCGCTTGTCACATCACCATCAGCATCATAAGTAACGACATATACATCCGTTCCAATTACGGTTAATCCATTTTCCGCATAGAACGTAATAGTTTGTTTTCTATAATTCCCGTTTGTATCTGGATCACTTAATACTGCTTTTCTAGCTAATAAACCTGCTTTTGTTTTCCATTCCACTGTTGCAAAAATTCCATTTGCTGTTTTATTTGATCGGTACACACTCACTTTAAGCTGCAGATTTTTTAATATATCACCTATTTGTTGCAATGCAGCTTCAACAGTATCTTCAGTAAAGTGATTTTTCGAATCAGACAAGGTAATATCTGCTGCATTTCTCTTTGGTAATTGTGTTATAGGCACTTTTCCTGATCCATCAAGAGTTGCAATTCCATTAACTTTACCAATTTTGTCTTCCGTATTTTGCTTTAATATTTTAATAGCGTCATCCGTATACTTATTAACCGCTCTTTTTAATTCATCTAAATTTCCACTAATCATAACTAAACGATCAATTTCTTGAAATGCTTGCACAAGCACTTCCCTACTAACAAATTCATTCCCAAGAGGTAGTGATAATTTTAAACGATCCGTAATTATAGGCATATCTTCACAACCTTCCTGTCTGTTTACATGTCGCTAAATCATCCCAAGTTAACTGCAATTCTTCTACTTTATCCCATGTCATTTTGTATCCTTCAAACTCATTCCAAGTTGTATACGTAAAAACATAGTTAATATCGATATGAGCTGGCACAATACTACGCAATGCAAACTGAATATCATTAATATTTGGTGGTATACCAAGCTTACCGACAAAAGAAATGTTTATCGTATAATTCGGGATATCCTGTTGTACATCAACTTCTCCATACTGGAATGATTCTGCAACTTTTTTAATCAAGGGGATTCTCGTTACCCCTGCACTGCGTTGTTTACTTAATACGAATGATACCCTTTGATTCAGGGGCTTATTTTCATCAACACGAATGCTATATTCTCGCTCCCAATCAGCAATGCCCCAGGTAGCAGTTTCTACTCGCATTTGAGCTTTTGTATCCTCAAATTCCTGTTCTTCTGAAATCTTTTCATCAGCAGCGATTTGCATTAGACTATTGAATAAATGAGAGCTGCGGTATTCTTTCATGGAATGCTCAAGCAGTTGCTCTACTATCTCATCACGGCGACTCATTTATGATTACCTCGCCTATCACTGCAATTTGGCCTGAAGTGAGAACAACATCTTTCTGTAGCCCATTGATCACCATTTCATTGACCCTCAACGGTTTAAAAACATCTACCACTACTGCGCCAAGCTTTAAATAGTTGACAACATAGGACTCTTTTAAAATCGATTGTCTGCTTGCATCATCACGCCAATATGCTTTATTACATTCTTTTAAATACTCATTGGTTTCTTTAATGAGATTCTGCTTATTTTCTTCTGTATTTCCTCCCGGCGATACTTTTACAGTAATATTTATCTTCACAGGTATTGCAGGAACGACAGATACACTTGCTCCAACAGGTGCTTTTCCGTCCCCCATTTCCATTGTTGGATTTAAGACTTGCTGCACTTGTTGAGTCAGTTCTGGTGGAGCAGGAGCAAAACTATAATCACATAGCATGATTTTTACTGTTCCTTTTCCGTTTGCGATTGGAAATACCAATACACCACCAACACTTTTTACACTAAGTGACCAACGAATGTAATCACCGATATTTCCGCTATTGGAAGACTCTCTTAAATACGCAAAATAACGAGATCGTAAATCCTCATCACTTTCCGCTTCTTCTCCACCTGTGATTTTTTCAGGATTTCTCACGCTGGATACACCAAAGATCGATTCTCCTAAATCAATCGTACCAATTGCGGTATTGCCGATAATACCAGGTGTAACACATTCAACTTCTACTTTTGCTGTTCCATCTGCACCAATTACGGCTTCTTCAAGTTGCTTATATTCAATGATTTTATTGTTTAATTCGTAACGAATTGATATATACGTAGCACCTTTAATAAGCTTTGTCCCTTCATTACCCTCCACTATCACAGGACCTCTTGCTTTTCTTGCTGGGTAACGAGTCAAAGGTGTTTTATCTGCTACAACTATATCTAGTTCAAAATCAATTGCGTATTGAGCGAAATTTGATTGATGCCACTTCATGAATTCTTCTCTTCCTGCTTTGCGTTCAATTGCGATTGGTTTTAAAACATCATAAATAAAACCACCTTGTCGCTTGTCCCATTTTTTATCAATTTTACTCAACAAACGCTTCATAATATCTTCTTCTGATTCACTCCACCATGAAGGTATACTCAATACATCACTTCCCTTCTCACAGGGATATTTCCGTAAATGGTATTAACGATGTAAGAAGCAACAAATACATCGTTCTCATCACTTTGCCGCTCAATATCAATGACACTTACATCCACAACCCGTTGATCGTAAATCAAACTATCTCGAATCACTTCTTTTAAGCGTAGTATTTTCGCTTCCTCATTTAGTTCCTTATCAATCAGTACATAACGTGCATCAGAACCGTAAGCGTCTGTATAAACACGGTAGGCGTTTCTAGGGACAAGGTGAATTTTCTCAATGAGATTTGCCATACCAATTTGGCCCTCATCTACTTTTACAACCCCATTACTATCCGCAATAAACTCTCCTGTTCGAAAATCGAATAAAGGAGTTAAATAGCCTGTGATTTCTTCGCTATTATGCTCTTCTTCATCGCTACCAAATGACCAATCAATTTTCGGTAATAAATTAGACATACGTGTTCACCACCACCCATATTGCAGCTTTTGTAGGGAATCGGTTCGGAAGTAATAACACATTCATTCCAGCTGGTATCGGCCAGGGGCAAAATGTTTGAGAAGCAGGATATTTTATAGAGCTATCTGCTAATAAAACATAATCAGAACCCGTGTATTTACAAACAGACACCATATCATGCAGTGGCCTTACTACATACTGCCGATCAGTGGGCCTTGTTCCGGCAATACGTTGCACAAGTACTGTTTCTTCTTTTCTAAACTTTGTATATGGCATAACAAAAAATGCACTTGATAACACCTTTGATGAACCATGTATTTGAATCGTTACATTTGGCTCACCAGTAATAACCTTACCAAGAGAAAACATGCTCTCTTCTTTTTTACTATTACCATTCTGTATATGTGTTAATATCCGCTCGGCCGCTCTCACTTCCTCACCTACCCTTCATCTTTTTGCGTTTCTTCTGGCGGAACATAAGCCTTATTTGGTAAAGCAGCTGTTTTTGCTAAATCTGCTTTGAATACAACTCGGTTTTTATAGACATCATAAGTGGCTTTCCTAATATAATAGCCACCTAAAATTGTTTCTGTAGGGTCCTCTAAATAAATATAGTCACCAGACCAAAACCGTTGTTCTTCCAGGCTATGCACATGCTCAATGGATCTCGATACATCTGGTAATCCTTGAACCTTGAGCATACTATCAGCTCGACTTTGAGCAGCTGCTTCCGTTTCAGCACCATACTCTTCTACCGTTGACAATGGACCATATTTTCTTATGGAATCACCATCAGATTGAAATGCCACAATGTTTTTTTCACGATTGACTACCTTTATCCGGTTCTTTATATTTTCAGAGGAAACTTTTTTCTCTACATTCGTTATTCCAGGACCTAGCACTGGAATTAATTTAGGCGGTGTCCATTCATAAACACGTAAGCCTTCAGGTTCAAAGCGTACCCAATATTTCTTTCCTGTACGAAGCTTACTTTCATGAAGAACGATAATTAACATTTCATAAACACTTTCCGCATTATTTTTTTCTAAATACATGAGCGGAAAGACAACGTTTATATCCACCATTTCTTTTACTGGATAACTATATCTATCTAAAATTTCTCTCATAATTTGCGTAGCAGTTCGGTTTTGAAAGGCAAACTCATCATCAGATTTCACTAGATTAAACAAATGATCATACGCTGTGATTTTTACATCTTTTCCATTTGCATCTTGATATGCCCGGATAAGACCTTTAAACCAAACTTGCTTTCCCACTTTTATTTGTAGTGGTTTGCCGTCTAAATCCTTAAATTCTTTAAGTGATACTAACGAAAATTCCACTTTCACTGGCCCTGATTCATAATCATCATCAAATTGAATTGGAGGGATAACGGCATCTGTTACGTCCATTTTGCCAATTAACACTTGAAGCAATAGAACCCCTCCTAACTCAAATTACTAGCCAATACATA